CTATTTCGTGGGTTTCACCGCATCCGCAAGTACGTGATAGATCCGCTTCGTGACCTTCGGATCCGTATGCCCCAACAACTCATTGGCCCGACCCAGCGGCAGATCGGACCCGGCCTTGCGCCGCAGATCGTGGAACGTCGCGTTGACCACGCCTGATCGCTTCCGCACGCGCGCCCACGTCGATTCCACGCCGTCCAGGGTGTAGGGGCCACGGCGACCAAGGAACAGCGCCTGGGCGCCGATTCTCGCGCCTGCGGCCGCTTTCCAGACCGCCCGGAGTTCATCGCTCCATTCCACCCATCGCGGCTTCCTGGTCTTGCCCTCTTCCCAGCGGATGCCGTCATCGCCGGCAGCGGTCAGCGGCAGCGCGATAGCGTCCCCGATGCGCATCCCCGTCAGGTACAGGAACTGGATCAGCAGCCCGAATCGTGGTTGTGCGGCCAGCACCAGGGCCGCCATTTCCTCGTCGGTGACGTAGCGCTTGCGCGGCCGCTCCGTGTTGCGCACCCGCATGCCCTTTGCTGGGTTGTGGCCCTTGTAACCGATGTTGGCCGCGAAAGTGTAGACGGCGCGGAGCAGGTCGCGTTCGCGGTTCCCGGCGACGTTGCCGCGCTTCTTGAGATACGTGTAGACGTGGGCCTGCGTGACGTCGCCCATGCGCATCGTGCCGAAGACCTTGCCCAGCGTTTCGGCTTGGGCTCGATAGCCTGCCAGCGTTTTTGCCGATAGCTTGTCGGCGCGATCGTCGAGGTAGTGTGCGATGGCGTCGGCCACGGTCAGCACCGGCTTGCCGGATACGCCTTCGAATTGAGCCCATTGCCGCACCGCCTCGGCGTAATCCTTACCGAGCGGCATCCACTGCTGCTTTCCACCGACGCGCGTGACGTAGTAATAGCAGCCCGACCGCATCATGAGATGACGCGGCAAGTGGGTTTGCTTCGTGCGCTTGCGTCCCATCAGGCTGCCTTGTCGAGGGCGTCCCAGTTCGGCTCGTCTGGCGAGCGCTCGGGTTTGCCACGATAGCGCAGCACGCTAGCCCGTTCCACCAAGGGTCGGCCGGCCCGGTTCGGGCGAAACGGGATGCCCATCTCAGCCAGAGCTTTGCGCTGCGCCGTCCAGCGGACCAGCGCTGTCAGCTCCGCGACCTCGGCGGCGGTCAGCCACGCGCTCACGGTCCCTGCAGCTCCGCTGCGGCGTACTCCGGATGCTTGGTCGCCATGTGATCGGCCAGCGCCTTGAACGTCCGGTTGCAGCAAGGGCAGACGCCGTGCCCGACGCGCGTCTTGACCTTGCGCAGCCTTGTGCTGACTGCCTTCCGCGCACGGGTCGCGTAGTCGGCCGCTTTCTCCGCCTGCCGCCGACGCGTGCGCTCCATATCGAGCTGGCCGGCCAGGCGCTGGGCGCGGTCCTTGTCGGTGATCCCGGGGAACCATTGGCTATGCCCTGCTGGGCAATAAAACGAATCTCTGTCGCTGCGACGGCGGCGCTCAAAGTCCGCGGTCATCGCAAAGGCGACACCACACTTGGCGCAGTGGCAAACCGAGAATGTTTCGGTCTTAGTGAATGTGTCCATCAGAACGGTACCTCCCGATCAGTCCAGTGTTCGCATCCCGCCGCGCGCGCTTCAACCGGTACGACCATCGCCCACTTGTTGCAGACGCCCGTTCCCGGCGAGAAGAACACGCAGCCGTCGCAGGGCGTCGCTACCGGCAGGCTGCGGACCATCTCGATCTGCTGCTGCAGGGTTTCCAGCAGGGTCTTTTGTCGCGTCGGTGTCAGGCAGTTCATGGCCTACGATCTCCGGGTACTTGTTGGCTTCCAGTACCAACACGGCAGCTGGAACGGTGAGGGTGTCGGTGAGCTCCAGTGCGTCGTCGACACTGCGCGGAACGGGAGCGGCGGAACGCTGCGACCACCAGGTGCAGGCCTTCGCGCGGGCGAGCCCGCTGTGCTCCAGGCAGACCCATTCACGGAACGAGCGCAGCCCGCAGTGATAGGTGACGCGAAGACTGGACGGCTTGCCGGGCTTGTCGTGCCGGTCATACGTGACCCGGGTCACCGGGTAGCGCGCCGGTTCGATGTCCTCGGACAGGATTGGTGCGTCGCTGGCGTGAGTGCCGTGCCGGGCGAAGAACTCGGACATCGGCCACTGGTAGCCGCAGTCCGGGCACTCATGCACCTGCACCGCCACTAGGTTGTGGCATTGCGGGCACTCCCGCACGGGCGCCTCGCTCTTGGCCTTCTGGCCGGGCCGGCGCGGCGGGCGGATGGCATCGACGGGACCGTGCTCGACGATGTTGCCGGCGAAGTCCAGCACCAGGCAATCGGTCTTGCCGGGGTGCAGCCGCATGCCGCGGCCGGCCTGCTGGTAGTAGAGAGCCGCGCTCTTGGTCGGCCGCATCATGATCACGGCGTCGACTTGGGTGGCGTCGAACCCTTCGCTCAGCACGTTGACGTTGACCAGCGTGCGCAAGGCCTGGGACTGGAACTGCTCGATGCGGGCCGCGCGCTCGCCGGCGGGCGTCTTGCCGTCGACCATGGCGCAAGCGATGCCTCGCTCGGTCAGCGCCTCGGTGACTGCGGTGGCATGCTTGACGCCGGCGCAGAAGACGATCCAGGCGCGCCGGTCAGCGCAGAGGGCCACGATCTCGTCGCATGCTGCAGCGACCACGTCCGCGATGTTGCAGGCACGCTCGAGCTCGCCGCCAAGGTACTCGCCGTTGCGGACGTGGACGCCGGACAGGTCTGCCCGGGCGGCACCCGCTTTACTTGTGAGCCGGGACAGGTAGCCGTCGCGAATCAGATCGCCGACGCGCGCCTCGTAGCAGACCTCGTTCAAGATGTAATCCGGCCCGCACACCGGCCCGCCGCCCAGGCGGTACGGCGTGGCGGTCAGGCCGGCAATGCGCAGCTGTGGGTTTGCGCGCAGGCAGTCGGCGATGAACTGCCGGTACTGGCCTTCGCTGCGCAGCGGGATGCGGTGTGCCTCATCGATCAGCAGCAGGTCGAAGCGGCCCATCTGCATGGCCTTGCTGGCAACCGATTGGATGCTGGCGAAGATCACGGGCTCGAAGCGGTCGCGCCGCTTCAGGCTCGCGCTGTAGATCCCGAGCGGCGCCTCCGGCCAGTACCTGCGCAGCTTGTCCGCGTTCTGCGCGACCAGCTCGCGGACGTGGGCCAACACGCAGATGCGGGTGCCGGACCATTGCGTCAGCGCCTCCCGGATCAGTTCGGCCAGGACGATGGTCTTGCCGGCGCCGGTCGGCAACACGATGCAGGGATTGCCCTCGCGGTTGCGTAGGTAATTCCAGGTCGCGTCGACGGCGGCGCGTTGGTATGGCCGGAGCTGCACTTACTTGCCCCCGATCGCTCGCAGTGGCGGCCGGTCGCCCAGTTCGTCGGGAATGAACCCGGAAACGGGACGGCCGCCGACCTGCTTCATGTAGTCGACTTCGACCTTTGCCGAATTGATGATCGTTTGCGCCACATCGCTGATTGCCTTTGCGCGCTCGATCTCCATGGGTTTGTCTTCGTCCGCTAGGGCTTCGAGCGCGGCGAACAGGTGATTGCGTAGATCCTCAATCTTATTTTTCATGCCTGTTTCTCCTTTCGATTGATTTTCCGCACCAGGGCGCCGCGCAGTTGCATGACGCGCTTGAGTGGTTCGGGGTAGTTGTGGATCGTGTTGCGGCGCATGTTCTCGCGCATGCTGATGCACTCAAGCCGGTCGATCGTGATCTCGCGCAGCTCGGTGGTATGCATGCCGGGCTTGAAGCGCACGACATACCGGACAGGGATCGGACCGTGCGCCGCCTCCCACACCAGGCGCGCCACTGACGTCCACCGACGCGCCGGCACAACGCGCGGGTCATCGGTCATCTTGCGCTCGAGCTGGCCATCTTTGGTGACGCGATAGGCGCCGATGGGCACGTAGTTGCGCGCCGCGCTGGCAGGTCGACCGAGCTTGAACCTCGTCTCGGCCGATCGACCACCCGCGACATAGTGCGTGCCCTTGTTCCACGGTGTGAGTCCTGGCCGAAAGCAATGCGCGCGGCTTCCCTCGTGACGTCCTTCCAGCCATCGGCGGGCCGTGCGGGCCGATTTCCATCCGTCCGTTTTGCGGAGGCCGAGCGCGTGCGAGCGGTTGTGCACCGCCGACATGCTGCAGCCAATCCGCTCGGCAATCTCCGCGGCGCTGAGCTCGGGGAACAACCTGCGCAACCGTCTGTCCGCCTTCGCGGTCCAGACGAAGCGTGGTGCGATCACGCGCATCACGCTGATGCCGTGACGCAGCGCCCGCTCCCGAATGAGCCGGCTGTCGCGATCCATGCGTCTGCCGATTTCGCTGAGCGACAACCCTCGTGCCGCCAGCTTGCGCAACACCGCGGTATCGCCATTGGTCCAAGGACGTCTGCTCACTGCGCACCCCCGGCAGTGAGCTTGCGCAAGCGCCGCTCGATTGCGATGCGCACGGTCTTTTGCAGGCCGCGTACCCGCAGGCATTTGTGGAGCAGCGCGGGGTCATCGCAACGGTTGACCCATCTGATGCGGTCTTCGGCGCTACCTTCATACGTGACCAGCGGTCCGCGCGACGTCGAATAGGTCGTGCCCTGGAACGGATTCATGCCGCCTCCTCCCGCTCGGGCTGTGGGCAACCAGGTACTGCGGTTGTTGGTTTTCCAGACGCACGCCAGTGCCCCACGGCCGCGTCGGCTGCAGGTGTCATCGGTTGCGGCGGCGTGCCGGCACTGGCATCAGCCTCGACAGCCGCGCGCGCATAGTCGGGATGGCCCTCGTTGATCCACACCGACCACTTGCCATCTGGCGTGAATCGGCCGAGCCGACGATCATCGTCGCTCCCGATCCACTGATAACTGCATGGATCGTGCGGTTCCGGGATCTCGGTCGCCGTCACATGTCGTGCGTCGAACGCCTCTCGCAGCGCGTCCGCGCCAGGATCGCAGATCATCGAGCGGTCCATGACGCGCAGCTCTTCGCTGGTGTACTCGCCAGGGCCTCGTGGGTCGCTGGCATTCCAGAATTGCCGCCCATCGGGCATCTCGTATTGCACGCGGTTGCGCTCGGGGTCGGCATCGATCGGCTTGGCAAAGCTGACCAGGGCCGGGATGTAGAGGTGATGTGCGCACGGCTTGGCCTGCTGTTCCAGGCTCAATGTCCCGCACTTGGCGCATGACCAGGTGCCATCCGGATTGGGCGTCGAATGAATGCAGGTGCGCGCGTTGACCGCCGCCATCTGCTGGCCGAAGCACAGCTCGCGTGCCGGGCAAAACTTGCACTCGAACCACGCCGGATCTTCGCTGATGCGCGGCGGCGGCTCGGACGCGTTGACGATGCGCTCAGCCTTGGCCTCCAGTTGCGCCGCGGCTTGGGCGTCATAGTGGATACGCTCGATATGGATCGCGTCGGTGTCTTTGTTGACGCCGGTGTAGACGGCGCGCTCCATGCCGGACCAGCGCATGTAGAGCTGCGTCTGCGTCCAGTGCTCCGGCTTGGCCTTCCGCACACCTTCCTTTTCGAGCTTGGCGAAGCTCTTGGCGTTGTGCGTCTTGCACTCCCAGACGTGCCACGTCTTGGGCGCCTCGAGCAAGCCGATCACGGCACCGTCCATCGATCCGCCGATGTGTGCGTTGTTCGGGTCGGTCAGGCGGAATTGCTGGCCAGTGCGCGGGTCGACCTGGTGCACGGTCGCGCCAGTGCTGCGCAGGTCCTGGGCTACCCAGTCTTCTTCGCGGTGGCCGCGCTGAAACAGACGAAGCATGCGGCCCTCGAACTGCTCGCGGTATGCCCAGCGGAACGCGTACCAGAGCTGCCGCTCGCACGGCCTGCCGATCACCGACGCGCCCAGGTGACCGCGCCGCGGTTCAGCGGCCTCGCGCTTTTCGTAACCGGCGTAGATCGCGGCGACGGTCGGGCTGGTGATGGTTTTCGGCAGGGTGGCCATTACGCCGCCTCTTGCCCATCGTCGTTGTCGGCGTCGGGTTTCTTCGTTTTGCGCCCGATCTTCTCGACTTCATTGAGCACCAGGGCGCCCTGGTCCGGGTCGGCCTTGATTCCGTCAGTGCTTCCGATGAAAGCGTCGGCATCGGCCAGGACGATGAAAACCGTGGTGCCCTGCGCGTCGATCAATTCGTGGCGGGACTCGCTGTACTGACTCAACGTCAGCACCGCTTTTAGTCCATCCTTCACCGTGATGGCGTCGAGCTTCGCGCGCAACCTGGTGAACCCCTGGATGGCGATCAGCTGCACGCATTGCTCGATGAGACTACGTGTGCGGTTGCGCACACGGTCAATCACTTCCTGTTGCTCGACCTCGCCCAACTTCTGCCAGACGTCCTGCGCGTGACGCAGTTCATCGAGCACGGCATTCATCAGGTCGCCGTGCATCGTCTCGGCGGCCGTGGCCTCGAGCGCGTCGACAGCGGCCTGCGGCTCGGCGACTTTTTCCGACTTCTTCTTGGTCATGATGGTTCTCGAAAGGGAATGAGTGCCCTGCGCAGTAACGGCCGGGACCAGCCGCAGGAGAAACCGCTGCGCTCGGCGGCTTGAATCAGGCGGCCTTCTGGGCCCAGGGCGGAGCTGCAGCCGCGGGGGCCGCTGCTGCAGCTGGTGCGGCCGCCTGCTGGACGACAGGGGCGGCGCCCTCGATGCGCTTCCAGGCTTTGATCTCGTTCCCGTCGCGCGTGCGCCGGCCGCCATCGGCGGCGACGAACTCGACGCGGATCACGTGCGGGATGTTGTGCAGCTGCTGGCTGTCGGTGATCGCGGTGGCAATACCGCACGCGGCACAGATGGCGAACAAGTGGCCCTGCGCGATAGAGACGGCCTGCGTGTTCGGGTTGTCCAGGTTGAGGCGTGCCCAGACCAGGCGACCTTTGTACGCGCCGTCGATGATCTGGTAAGTCAGCTCCAGGTACTGCCCATCGTTCTTCTTCGTGGGCTTCATGTCGCTATCGGTGATGATCGCCGGGTACTCGCCGGACGGCACCGGCGCGAAATCTTGCGCCGGTGGGACGGCGTTGGGGTCGAATGTTTGGCCGAGAAATGCCATGGTGTGCTCCGTAGTGGTGGGTGGGTTAAGCGGCGGCTTGGGCGGCCGGAGCGGGGGTCATGGCCCCGATCAGGGCCGACCAATCGAGCGGGATCGTGTCGGGCATGCCGTAGCGGTTCTTGGCGACGTAGGCCGGCTTCGGCGTCACATGGAGGATGCGACGGCCGGTGGCTACGCCGCGTGCGCGGTTGCCGCTAAATCCTGCGGCTTCCTTCTTGATCGCGGTTTCGCATTGCGCGAAGCCGATGATGTCGCCCCATTCCTGCACCAAGGCGGCGGCGCCGCGCTGCAGCTTGATCTGATAGCGGTCGTAGGCCTCGGAATCGGGCGAGTCGAAGTGCTTGATTTCGCTGTGCGCGATGACGATCACGGCCATGCCGCGCGTACGCAGCGCATCGAGCTTGTCCAGGAACTGGCGCCAGACCGTGTTTGCCTCGATGTAGCCCTTGCCATACCCGGGAGCTTCGATCGAAGCCCAGCTGTTCTTCTGACACACGTGCTGCCAGATCAGCGGCTCCAGCCAGTCCGCGGAATCGATCACCGCGGTGCCGAAGTCGTGCTTTTCCTTCAGCAGCGAGTCGACAGCGGCTTCCGCTTCCGCGTAGCTCGACAGCAACGGGAACGCGTTCGTCTCGATGCCAGACAGGCCATCCTCGAACGGAAGGAAAATCGGGTTGTAGGCGCTGGCGCCCAGGGTGGACTTGCCGACGCCGTGCTCGCCGTGGATCACCACGCGTGGCGGCGTGTTGGCGCGGGTGGTTTTCGCAATGGATGCGAGAGAGATAGCCATGGAGTTCTCCGTTGAATTACAGGACGTCGACGCTCACGCTGGCTTTCGCCGGCTTGATGGTCAGGGCTTGGGCGAACACGGCGTAGAGCTCGGGCTCGTCGGATTGGAGGTGCCGCAGCTCGGTCAGCGACAGCTCGGGCTTATAGCGGACCAGACGATCGCGGGTTGCTTCCGGGATCTGGCCCTTGATCTCTTCGAACACCGACGCGTCGAGCGCGCGGGTGAGCTTGCCGATGGTCTTCACAGTGAAGTACGCGGTTTTGAATGTCGTGCTGCCTTCGGGCTTGCAGCCGACCAAGGCGATCAACGCATCCTCGGCCGCGATGCGCGCCGTTTTCGCGGTGTCCTCGGCCTGCTTGCATTCGCGCAGGTGCTGGGCCGCATGGTCAACAGCGCTCGGCATCGGGATGGCGGCAGCGATGGCTGGTTCAGTTGCAAGATTCATTGCCATGATCTCCAAGAGGGTGCCGGCGACAGCGGGCTCCACGCGGGGGAACGCTTCCCCCGCCGGCGCCGGCGAAAAGTCAGGCCGCGGTGGGCGGCGGATTGCGATCGGATTGCTGCGGGCGCGAGGCCTGCCGGATGAACCTGCGGGCGAGCGTCAGGGCGTGGGCGGTACTGGTGGTCTGCATCGCCTCGAGAGCGATGCGTTCGGCCTGGCGAGTGGTCGCCATGTCTGCAGGCGAGTTCATACGCAGCAGGCGGCGCGCGGCGAAGGCGTCGGCGGGATAGACCGTGGTGGCATCCATCACAACCACCTCGCGAGCCAGCACGCGCCGGCCATGCAGGCGCACCAGGCAATCACGCAGGCCCAAAATTGCCATGCCTTGATGGCCGCTGGTACCGGCTCAGGCTCGCGTCGACGGTTGATCTGCGTCAACGGGCGGTGCGGCGGGTTTGCCCAGTTGCGCGCATCAGCGCGGCGCTGGCCGGCGGTGCGGGTGTCGCGGTACGCCAGACGCGGCTCAGGCTTGCGGGCCCGGGTGCTCACGACGCACCTCCTACGCGGGCAAGGGCGGCGCGAAGGCGATCAAGCTCGTCTTGTGCCATACCTTCTTCGGTAACGGCGGCCTTCACCGCCTCGATCAGCTCGGCCACGGCAGCGCGGGCTTCGTGGCCGCGTTCGATCATCGGCCGCGCGGGATCGTCGCTCTCGACGCCGCGAGACGCGAATGCGAGCAGAGCATCCATCATCGCCAGCACATCCCCCCGCGCCGTCACGATTGCACCTCGCGAGCCCGGAGCATGGCGTCGGCAAGACGGTAGGCATTCCACGCGATCTGCGCCTCGACCTCGCGACCATTGCGCTCTGCCTCGTGCACCAATGCATTGCAAGCGTCACCCGGAACTCCGGCTGTCACCAGCTCGGAGTGCATCGCCTTCGCCGCGAAGTAATCGCGCAGGCTCATGCCTCGAAACGCCGCCTCGTGCGCTGCCCCGGTCTCGGGGAATACCGGAAACGCCGGCCCACCGTTATTGATCGGCGCGCTCATTTCGCACCGCCTACGCGTTGGTTGAAGTCCGCGAGTTGTTGGTTTTCCAGCTCGTGTTGCTCTCGTTTCGCGCAGTACTTGTGCACGCGATGCTCGGCGCCGATGGGATCGACGATCAGCGCAAATACGGGCTTCCTGGCGACGTACATGAGCTGCCTTCCGCAAATCCAGCAGATGGGGCGACTCATTTCGCGCCCCATATAGCCATCCAAAGCGGCCTCGCTGCCGGCGATGCCAGCCACATCGACACGCCCATTGCGGCCACGTACCAGCCGATGGGGCGCCACTGAATACGGCGCACGGCGCGGAAATCGCGATTGCGGCGACGGTCCGGCGCATTGCAGCTCCACGGTCCATGCGCGTCGGCCTTGCGCTGCCCGGCGGTGCGGGTGTCGCGGTACGCCAGACGCGGCTCAGGCTTGCGGGCCCGGGTGCTCACGACGCACCTCCTACGCGGGCAAGGGCGGCGCGAAGGCGATCAAACATGCGGTCATCGCCGGTGTGACGCGTCGCGCGACGCTCCACCGTTGTCGACGCAGCGATCAGCTCGGCCACGACCGCGCTCGCCGCGTCCATGGCCTGGGCTCGTTGATTCATGACGATTGCAAACTCGGAATTGGTGCACTCGTCCGCAACGCCATGCAGACCGATGGCCGTTTGCCGCAGCACTGCCAGCACGTCCACCGGGGCGCTCATGCCCGCACCATGAGCCAGAGGCCGGTCAGGGCGACGACGCCGCAGGTCCAGCAGATGAGGATCAGCCAATGCAGGTGATCGGCCGAACGGAACTTGTCGAAGATGCTTGCCATCTCGTTCTCCTTCGCCCGGGGTGTGGGGCGATGGAGAGATTAGCTAAACGCTTAAGCATCCGTCAAGCAAAATGCTAAAGTTCATCGAAACGATGCGGTTCAGTAATTCGACGTCGTAACAAAAAGCCCGCCGAAGCGGGCTTGGTTCGCGGCTTGGTGATGCAGGTGATCAGTGCTTGCGCAGGGTCCACCACGCGGCGACGCGACCAGCTATCGTCAACTCGCCTTCTTGGTTCGGCAACACGATGCGGGATTCCTCGCGCGCGGCGAGCATGGATACGATCTCAAGTTGCTGAGATAGCACATCAGCACGCAGGCGCTTGACCTGCCAGCCGTCGCGGAACTGCAACACGTAGTACCCGTCGCCATCGTACCGATGCACGCTCGTGTCCACGAACAACAGATCCCCATTCATGATGCCCGCGCCCACCATGCTGTCGCCACGGACCGTTAACACGTTGATACTGGCCCGGTTGCGCGGGAAGTGTTCTGCCGCCCACTGTTCTGACACGTCAAGCCACCGCACGATCTCTGGTTCCCCATCCATGGTTTCCGCCCCTGGTCCAGCTCCGGCGGGAAGCCCGAGCTGCGGAACCCGAACGTACCCTGGCACCGTCTCAGTTGACGCGATGGCATAAACAGCCCTGGGTTCAGCCACGCCTTTGACATCCGGATCGAACGGAAGATATTGCGGATGGATGGCGTCCATGGCGCCGGCGTCCCAACCCAGTCGAGCCTCCAGCTTTCGTGCAGTACGGTCCCCAATAGCTCGTTTCCCGCTCAGAAGCTGGCTCAGATACGAGGGCGACATACCTAGTTCAACCGCCAAGTCCGTAAGGGTTCCGCCACGGCTCTGCCACGCACGCGCCACCCCATCGAGGTTCGTGTGGCGGTACTGCTTCGACGTAAGGGAAACCATCAACATAATATTAGCTTGCTGCTAATTATCCGGTTTAAGCACACTGCTTGACGTCTACTTAAGCGTGTAGCTAAACTCACGGCCATGGACCTTTCTGAGTACATCGCCGATTCGGCCCGGCGCGCGAAGCTCGCCGAAGACCTTGACACCTCACCCATCTACCTGTGGCAGCTGGCCACGGGTTGGCGCGCACGCAAACCGTCGCCACAGATGGCGATGCGCATTGAAGAGGCGACGGGAACAGAGGTTCGGAAGGAGTCTCTTCGTCCCGACATCTGGCCGGCTGACGATCAACATCGCGAGGCAGCGTGAGCCATGCGAGTTAGCTTTGCCATCGGTCTTCATACAAAAAATTTTGACCCAGCGAGGTCCGTCCAATGAAGTCCAATTACCGGAGCTCGTTGGACGGACCGCAGGCGCCGCTACATCTTGTCCGCACCGCGCAGGCGGTTGATCCATCCCTGGTGGTAGCGCAGCCGAGCTTCCTGGCGGCAATCAAACTTTGCATTTCGCTTGGTGGCTTTGAGGCGGAAAAGCAGGTCTATTCGCCACTCGACATCGACGCCAGCCACTGGACCCGCATCATTCGTGGTGACGCGCACTTCCCGGTGGACAAGCTCATCGCGCTCATGGACCTATGCGGCAACGAGGCGCCTCTCATTTGGCTGACTCATGCGCGTGGCTACGACGTGGCCAGTCTGCGCAAACGCGAGACTGAAACTGAGCGTCAACTTCGCGAAGCAAACGAAGCCCTGGAAGCTGAGCGCATGAAGGTCCGCGTGCTCACCGAAGCATTGCACGGGCGCGCGGCATGACAGCAACGCCCGACTCGCGGCTGGCCTATGCGCTGCGCTACGCCGCCGCGGGCTTCGCCGTGTTCCCTCTGCACTGGATCGTCGACGCCGGCGACACGCGCCGCTGCAACTGCCGCGACACGGATTGCCGCAGCAAGGGCAAGCACCCGATGACACCCAACGGGGTCAAGGATGCGACCACCGATCCCGCCCAGCTCACCACCTGGTGGACCCAGTGGCCCGAGGCCAATATCGGCATGGCGATGGGCGGACCGATGCGTCTGTGCACGGTCGACACTGATCCGCGCAACGGTGGCGACGTCACATTGGCCGAGCTGATCGACAAGCACGGCCCGTTGCCCGATACCGCCATGGCGCTGACCGGCGGCGGCGGTACGCATCACCTCTTCACCGTGCCGGACGGGGTGAAGCTCCCGGGCAAGATCGGCACTGGCATCGACCTGAAAGGCGAGGGCGGTTATATCGTCGTCGAGCCGTCGCGACATGAGTCCGGTGTCACCTACGCCTGGGAGGCGTCGAGCGATCCGCTGGACGGCCAGGCCATCGCGCCACTGCCGGCTTGGATCCAGACCGCGAAGGAAGCGGCGAGCGCGCCCGCGGCGCCGACGGTGCGCGCCGTGGGCATCATTCCGCCGCAGCAGGCCATCGAACTGCGCAGCGCGATGGCGTTCCTGGACGTCGACGATCGCGAGACCTGGCTGCAGGTCGGCATGGCCCTGCACTCGACCGGCGCGGCCAATGCATACGGCTTGTGGGTCGAGTGGTCCCAGCTGTCGACCAAGTTCCGCGCGGACGATCAGCGCCGGGTCTGGGCATCTTTCACCAGCACCGGCGGGATCCACGTGGAGTCCATCTTCGCGATGGCAACGCGGGCGGGGTGGGTCAACCCGGCCAGTGCGGAGGCCGTCAGGTTCTCCGAGTCTGTGGAGCAAGCGATTGCTGCGGCGAACAGCCGGACGCAGGTCGAATTGATCGAGCCGGATGCTACCGAGCCAACGGGCACCACCCTGCCGGTACCGGTGCTCGAGGCGGCCGCGCAATGGATGGACCAGCGATACGCGCTGACCCATCCGGCGGTGAGCCGGCAAGCGGTCCTGGCACTGGCGGCGCTCGGATCCAGCCGGGTCTACATCGGCGACGGCGGCACTCCGGCGCACCTGTGCCTCGGCATCGTTGCCGAAAGCAGCATCCTGACCGCCTATGCCCGGGACGCGATCTCGCGCGTACTGGACGATGCCGGCCTGCGCAGGATGATGCGCGGTACCCGCACGAACTCCCCAAGCAACGTCTACTCGACGCTGTTCCGCTCGCCGGCGGCGATCCACATCGTGGCCGATTACGGACACCTGGCTCAGTTCGCGAAGCGCCAGCCCAGCGGCGTGCTGGATCAGGCCTTCTGCGTCATGGCCGACGCCTACGCCTCGAGCACGATCTATATCGACTCCGCGGTCGAGGCCGGATTGAAGCCCTCGGCCACCGATGACCAGTTGGTGGTCCATTCGCCATCGCTGACCACGCTGCTGCTTTCCACGCACGAGCAGATGGGCACGCTGCTGCAGCGCAACGAATTGACGCGCGGGCTGATGGCCTACCAGTTGCCGGTGATCGTGGACACCGCCGGCGCCGTCGAGAGCGAGGCGTCGAACGCACCCGTGCCGCCCCAGCTGCGCGACACCCTGCGCGCGGTGCGTCGGCTGCAGAACCACCCGGGCGACCTGTCGATGCAAGACATCTTCGGGCAGCAGCCCTGCTTGCGGCCCAACCTCGTCCGCGTGCGCTTCGCGGTCGACTGCCGGGAGCATGCCGCCGCGATCAACGCCGTGAGTGCTGAGCCGGCCCACCGGCCGCTGGTGCTGGCGGCACAAGAGACCGCGCGGCGCCTGGCGGTCGCCTTGGCGCCCTGGCGCGACCCGCAGACGCCGGTGGCCACGCGCGACCTGATCGACTGGTGTACTGGCTACGTCATCCGGCACCTGCACGCCTGGCTCGAGCAGTACAGCACGCTGGGCAACGAGGATGGCAAGACGGATGTTGGGCAGAAGGTTGTGTCGGTGATCACCGCACGCCGCTCCGCTGGGCTGCCGCGCGCGCACGTTGCGATGTACTGCCGACCGTTCCGCCTCATCCGCGACAAGGAGAAGCGGGACCGCCTACTGGACTTGTTGATCGAGGATGGCGACCTGGTCGAAGTCACACCCCCGGGCAAGCGCCAGAAGGTGCTTGTCGCGGGTCGCTATGTCCGGCATCTGCAGGTGGTGAAGTGATTCATAAGACAAATAAGACGTTTGTAAGACAGGCGCGTCTTACGTGTTTTCCGCATAGCCGCGCCGCTTTCGAGGTTCGTAAGACAGTAAGACGGACCTTTATAGAAAAAGTGAAAAACCCCTTATAGGTCTTACGTCTTATGAACATCGTTCTTTGAGGCCCAGCAAGGGCTGGACAACCGAATTTCATATGTCAGACACGTAAGACAACGTCTTACGTTCACCAGAGGAAACGATGAACGCTCAACTTCAACCTGTTTCGATCGCCACGCCGCTGCTCACGCTGACCGATCAGCAGAACGCCGCACTGAACGCGATGCTTGCCTTCGCCAGGGGCGAGCACGGCGCGCGGATGATGACGCTTGAGGGTTACGCCGGCACCGGCAAGACGACGCTCGTTGGCGAGCTGCTGCGCGCCCTGGGCCGGCAACTGACCATTGCTGTCGCCGCACCGACGAACAAAGCGGTGAACGTGCTGCGCGAGAAGATCGGCGCCGGCGTGCCTGTCGAATACGGTTCGATCCACAGTTTCATGGGGCTGCGCCTGCGCGAGCGCGACGACGGGCGCCATGAATGCGTGCCAGAGGGCACGTCGACGGTGCACCAGTACCACCTGGTGATCGTCGACGAATGTTCCATGCTGAGCCGCCAGCTCTTCGGCGTGCTCGTGGCCACGGCACAGAACACCGATACGCGCATCCTGTTCGTCGGTGACCCCGCCCAGCTGCCACCGGTGGGCGATCGCCAAGAATCGCCGACGTTTGGCATGGTGCAGCACAAGGCGGTGCTGACCGACATCGTCCGGCAAGCCGCGGACAACCCCATCATCGCGGTATCGATGCGGATCCGCGAAGCGATCGAGGCGAGCCATCGCATGTCGCGCGCCGATATCGAAGCGGCTTGCCCAGCGCCGCCGGCGGACGCGCTGTATACCAACGGTGGTGGTGCCACGGCCTACAACTGGGCTCTGCACGATATCCGGCAAGGGCTCGACACGCGGATCCTCGCGTTCCGAAACGAGACCGTCCTGCGATACAACCGCGATATCCACGAAGCAGTGCACGGCTCGCTCACGCCATTCGCTGTGGATGAGATCGTCATGCTCAACGACTCGCACGATGCCCGTGACGCCGCCGGCCGCCGCGTTCCGCTGTTCAACAGCGAGGAATGCGTGGTGTCCGAAATCGGGCCTGGGTTTCATCCGCACCACGACGACGTGCCGGCGTGGCGTCTACGTCTGGTGCGTGACGATGGCTCGGCCGTGACCTGCTACGTGGTCGACGATCGCGCCAAGCTGCAGGGCAGGATTCGCCAGATGTTCTCCGATGCGGCCAGGCTGAAGTCAGAGCTGACGGCCCAGCGAGATTCGACGAAGGATGCCGAGCGCAAGGCGCTGATTGGGCGGGCCTGGGCGCTGGTCAATGACTTCGCGAATGTGCGGCATGTCTACGCGATGACGATTCACAAGTCGCAGGGGTCGACCCTGCATACCGCGATCGTGGACCTGGGCGACGTCGACCGCATGCGCGACGACTTCGATTTCAACCGTGCGCTGTACGTGGCCACGACGCGCGCGGCCAAGCACCTGGCGTTCGTGGCATGACGGGGCGGTGGGGTAGGGTGCGCGCGCGCGGCGTACCAAAGATCGTCGGCGGGATGAACAAGACCGAGGCGGCCTATGCCAAGTACCTGATGCTGCGGCAGCACGCCGGCGAGGTGGTGTGGTTCGCGTTCGAGGCGGTGAAGCTACGCCTGGCGGACAAGACGTTCTACACACCCGATTTTACGGTGATGCTGGCGGACGGCACGATCGAGCAGCACGAAGTGAAGGGGTTCTGGGAAGACGACGCACGGGTCAAGATCAAAGTCGCTGCCGCGCTGTTCCCCTTCCGCTTCATCGGCGTCCAAAAGGACAAAACCGACTGGAAGATCGAGGAATTCACCCGAGAGGCAGCGTGATGCTCCCCATCAAGCCGGAGGTCTGCATCATCGACGGCAAGCTCAACGTCTTCCTTGGCGCCGATTACAAGGCGATGCCATTCGAGGTTGCGGATAAGTTCGTGCGTAAGCTGCAACGTGAGTTGGCGACGCTGCGGCGACAGGTCAAGCAAGAGGCGAGGGGGATGCGATGACGCGACGCGCAACCGATCTCGAGGCGCGCCTCACGGAGTGGGGCAAGGAATACGGCGGTGGCCGGTACGAG